GATTATGTCCGCCGAGAAATACCAATGGAGTTAAATGTTACGCAAGAAGAGCAAAGAGTTGACATTGAAGAAATGCGTGATTCTCTTCGCGTTGCTGTTGCTCAGTATGCACAAACTATTCCCGCACTTGCTGCCCAAGGTCAAGACCCATCTCAAGTCATTACAAGAATTGCTGAAGTAATCCAAGGCAGACAAAAAGGTTTCCAACTAGAAAACATTATAGAAAAAGCATTTGCACCAGAACCACAGCCAGTAGCACCAACAGCACCGGCACTTCCAGAACAAACTAGTATTCCAGCAGTAGGAACGGCCCCCGTTCCTGCCTCGCAGCCAACTGAACAACAACAAAGCGGAGAGGCCCCTGCTGCTGGACCTAGACCTGATATCGCACAACTACTCGCCTCTATTGGCGGAGCAGCATAAAATAAGGAGGTGAAAATGAAAAAGGGAACATTTCAAAAGTCTGTAGAGGTTAAACCTGTACAAGGCAAGATGGATACAGCCAAGCCAGCAGGTGGAGAAGTTAAGTTCGGCTACACACCAGCAGGTCGCAAGGGAACAAAGGCGTAATTATTTTAGAGACGGGAGTACTGGGTGAACAACGATAACAATCTGAATCGCCCAGTACGACTGTCCGATTATTTAGTAATAGCATCAGGATTCTTTTTAAATTTAACATCAGTGGTAGAAGCACTTGCAGATGATCTGCACCAATTAGCTATCTACAATTCAACTCAGAAAAGCCAAGAAGAAAAAGTTTGGCAACAATTTTCGCAAGACTTAGAAACTTTAAAGGAGGAATAATGGCAAGAGGTCCATTAGCTGGCGCATCAGGCCCAGGTAAATACTCCAAGAGAACAGATATGAGTTTAGGTTCAACATCATACGGAGAAGGTGTAGAAACTGCTGCACTAAATACAGCAGCACCAAAAGCAACTACTCGTGGTATTGCAGATAATGTAGGCGGTAGACCTAAAGAATCTTTAACTCCAGTAACTCCACTATTTGCTCCATCACAAAGACCAGATGAACCTATTACTACTGGTGTTGATATAGGAGAAGGTGCTGGCTCATCATCACTTATGATGCAATCACAGTTTGCTGGTCGTAAATTATCAGATATTTTAGCGGAGATGATTCCCTTTGATAATACAGGAGATATAGCAATACTGTATCAGGATGCCTTATCTAGAGGTAATTAATGTCGCAAAATTTAAATGCGGCAGCAGTCGCTGCTCAGTTAGCTGAGCAAGATAAAAAGAAAATAGAGGCATATCAAAAAGCTCTATCTGTTCACAAAACTTTAAATAATCTTCCATCTGATTTAGCTAAAGAACAAGCGGCAAAATTAAGCCCTGCACAACAGGCAAGTTTACCCAATACTTTTGGTAATGAAGATCCAGCAGTTCAAGCAAAACCTAGTTTAATTGGAACCGCTTGGAATTATACCGGTGGCAGAATTGTAAGTGGCTTAGGTATGGGTCTTGCAGGTTTGCAAAACGTATCTGATTTTACTACCCGTTTATATCGTACTGCTGCAATTTCTGCTACAGAAAATTTAAGTCTTGAAGAGGCTTGGGATGAAGCAAACGATAAAGGTGATAAGAAGTTTAACTCTAATCGTATTGATGATGCTCGTCTTAAATACGGTAACGATGCAGTTGCTATTGCTATGCGCTTTGCTGCCGGTGAAGATCAAGGAAAGATATTAAAGGAAGCTACACCAGAACAACAAAAATATGTTCAGTTTGTTTCTAATAAAGCAGGCACACAAGCAGAACGAGATCTATTCCAAGATACTATTGATGCAGTAAATAGAGCAAAGTATTCTCCTGGTAGACAGTTTGCTAATTTTCTATTACCTAAGTCTTTAGAAGAAAACGGTTTTGCATACAAAGCAATTTCAGGTGCAGTAGATGCAGCCTACCGAGTGCTCGCTGATCCACTAATTATTGGTGGAAAAGTTAAGAAAGCATATGATGTTTCTAAGTACTCTTTAGAGGTCATTGTTGGTAGCGCGGCAAAAGATGGCGTTGCCTTTAATAGATATTTTAATCAGGGTAAAACTATTGATTTCTGGAATGACTACGGCGCTAAATTAAAAGCATATAGAGAAGCGACTGATCCTATTAAAAAAGTTGCCATAAATAAAGAATTGGCTAGATTAGCTCCTGAGTTTGGTGATGAAATAATTAAGACTTTCAATAAGTCTGGCGTAGAAGATGTACTTACTGCTAGAGCCTTCTTTGATAATGCTAAAGATCTAGAAACTCTTATTAAAAATGGTGGTGCTAGAAGAAGAGTTATTGCACCTCGTATGACAGCAGGCCGTAAGGCTAGAGTGGCAGCTTTAACTGCAACCAATAAAGTATTTAATATAGATGCAGTAGGTCCTGAATTAGTAAATGCTCAATTCTTTGGTGAAGAAGCAACTGATGCCGGTATTATAAAAGCAATTGTAAATAGTGTAGAACAAAATGTGGAATATGTAGGAAAATTAAAAAAGAATCAAGGTGTTGGTATCTTTAGATTTTCTACAGATTCAATATCTGCTCGTATTGATCGTATGAAACAACGCTTCACCGTTCTTCCAATGTTTAAAAACAATGAGTTTGATGTAACTGCACCAGATGCTGCAACATCAATATATCGTCTTGCTCGTCTTGCTTTACCTCAAAGAGAATCAAAATTAGCAGCAGAGGTATTTAAAGGCATAGAAGATACTGGTCAAAGAAAAGAATTTTTCTATGGCCTATGGGATAATATTGCTAACATTCGTGGGTATGATGCAACTAAACCAACCCAAAAAATTAAAGATACAATGGTTGGTAAGACCAAAAGACAATATGATTTAGCAGAAGGTCCAATGTCTGATGTAGGTGCTTATGCTTCAGACTTTAATAATAATGTTTATGTACCTAACTTGGTTGACTTAGACCGAGCAAGTGCTCGCAGTACATTGGGACAGAAGTTAATTGGTATTCCAGCTAATGATGCTTTCTTAGAAAAGATGGTTACTGGTTGGTCATTCTTAACCCTAGCCGGTCCTCGTTATGCTATCCGTAATTCTATTGAAGATCTAATGGTTAACCTTGCTATTGGTGAAACTCCTTGGGGTCTTGTATCAAGTCGTAGATTAACTACTAGAGTATTAACTGGTCTAAAGCAAACTGAAGGTTTTGGTCTTGAAGCACTTGCTAACAGCCCATTAGGTGCAGTTATGCGTACTGTTAATAAAAAAGAATCACAGGCATTAGCCGCAGAGATAGCAGCGCTTGATAAAAATATAGTTGCTAATAAAGAATCAATCAAAAAATTAAATGAAGTAATTGCTAAATCTACTAATCCAAAACAAATTGAAGCATTGCAAATAAAAATTGCCAAAATAGAGTCAAAGCAAAAAACAGATTTAGTTAAAGAGACTCGCGTTATTATGGCAAAGGCTTTAACCCAAGGTCGTATAAATAGATTCCGTCAATCCCTTGGTATGAAACCATTAAATCAAGAAGGTGTTGATTTCTTAACTGAACAAATAGTCTATGGAGATCTAGAGAATTTACTATCTGTAGTTTCTGAAGGTGGATTAAACTTTGCCACTGGTGCAAGTTTTCTAACCGATGCTGTAGAGTTTACCCGTAATCACGGTGTAAGGTCAGAACAATTAAAGTTAATTGCTCCTAAGGCTCTATATAGCAGAGCTGCTGGTAGAGGGTTTGAGAATGTTGCTATTGATCCTACTAATGAAAGTTCATTAGTTACCTGGTTATTACGTATCTCTTATGCTTCAAATGATGAACTAGGTTCATTAGCAGTGGCTTATCTTGATGATGAAGCAGAAGCCGTTGCTCAAATTCTTAATGCTTTAAAGAACAATCCTAAACTAGTAGATGATTCTATTTTAAAGGCAAGAAACATATCTAAAGAAGAACACGCTAGAATGGTATATAACCGCACTAGAAAAATCTTTGAAACCAGAAAAGTTCTTCCTGATGGAACAAAAGAAATCAATACTGAACTATTAGCAAAGGTTAGATCTGTTGATACAAAGTCAACAACTTTAACTGGTAATAAACCAGGATATAAAGTATCAGGTCAGTTATCTTTAGATGATCTACCTACCGATAGAAATCTTACTCCTAATACAGTAGTTGGTCCTACATTAGTTCCAGTAACCAATAGCGGTAACTTTGCTGCATCATTTATGGAAAATGGATGGCGCTGGTTAGGTGCTTCTAACGCCCGTATCTCAAGACAACCAATTGCTATAAACGAATTATTAACTATTCGCAAGCAAATGCGTAAGTCTGGCTTTGAAGATGCTTGGATTAATAGTTATACAAAAGGTATTAAACCTAATACAAAGAATTTTACAGATGCAACAGAACTAGCTAAAAGAGATCTAGCAAGAGTTGCTGAGGAAAGAGCTATCGGGCAAGTATTAGCTTATGTAGATAATCCTCTTATCAGGACTCAGGTTGCTTTTTCATCTCGTAACTTTGCTCGGTTCTATCGCGCAACTGAAGACTTCTATCGCCGTATTACTAGGGCTGTACGTTATAACCCTGAATCAATTGCAGTAGCTGCATTAACCTATGAGGGAATTACTCACTCTGGATTTGTTCAAGAGGATGATCAAGGCGAACCATATTTTATTTACCCAGGTATTGCTCCTGTATACAACGCTTACCAAAAGATGTTAACTACAGTTGGATTAGGTAACGAATTTAAAGTTCCTTTCCCAGTGCAATTTGGAGCACAGGTTAAGATGTTAACTCCATCTTTAAATCCAGATTCTTTAGTACCTACATTTGCTGGTCCAGTAGCTGGTATCAGCGTAAGAGCATTAGAATCTTTAGTTAATATCTGGTCTCCAAGTGCGGCAGATACCATAACAAGATACACTCTTGGTAAGTATGCAGTAGATCAACCCATACTTTCTTCATTCTTACCAGCACATATTAATCGTTTATATAGTGCTATGAATAAAGATGACCGAGATGGTCAGTATGCCAGCGCACATCGTAAAGCAGTAACTTATTTAGAGGCTGCTGGTTATAGTCCTAAAGCAAAAGAAGATC